GAGTAAGGCCAAAAGCATACGGAACTGGAACTGCGGCACTCGTTCCGTTGCCGTTCCTTTGACACCCACCCCGTTCCGTAACCATATATGCGACACGGAAGGGAACAGGCAGAACTAATCAAGACATGCGCGGCGCGCCACGGCGTGACGCCGCGTGCTGTTCGCAAGTGGCGGGACGCTGCGGACCCTCGGTGGGGAAAATTTATAGCCGATCGGGCGATTTCCGGGATGGTTCCTATGGGATCGGCTGCTCTGGCTCCGGCGCAAAGCGCCAATCCCCGGGAGTGGACCGATGAGGAACTGACCTTGGACACCCAGATCCGCAAGCTCAAGGAAGCCACTGCCGATTTGCGGGAGCGTGCCGAGCTTGCCAAGAGCGTAGGCGACCTCGATTCCGAGATGACTCTCCGCCGGATGTGGCTTCAGCACGCCGAGGCCCTTCGCCGTCTGGAAAAAGACGCGCCTGGGATTGCGACCGCCTCGGGAGATGTGGTGAGCAAGCGGCTTTTCCATCAAGCCCTCCTTCAATACTCCGCCGGGGTGGCCGCCGCCGTCTCGAATCTCCCCGACCGCATCCTCAGCCTCCTCCCTCAGCTCGGCGAAGACATCGCCGCAAAAATCCGCGCCGAGATCAGCGACGTGATGCGCTCGGCCAAAGAGATCCGCCTCGATGACGCTATTACTTGAGAACGACCTCCGCGAGCAACTCGCTCGCATCTGGGATCCGGGCCGCCGTCCATCCGCCCTCGAGTGGGCGCAAGATAATGTCACCCTCGACAAGCGCTTCACCCCGCGACCTGGTCGCTACGACGCCGACTACACTCCCTATCTTCGGCAGCTTCACCTTTGGTTTTCCGATCCCCGCGTCCGCCAGCTCACTTTTGTGAAGTCCGCCCAAGTCGGCGGCACCACCTGGCTGGCCAACTGCCTCATGTGGGCCATCTCCGAAGACCCCGGACCGATTCTCTACGTCACCTCGACCAACGAGAACGCCAAGAGCTGGTCTGAGCGCGAGTTGCACCCCCGGCTGCGCGCCTGCAAAGCCATCAAGCACCTCCTCCCCGCCAACGAAGATGACTTCCGAAAAACGGAAATGCACTTTTCCACATGCACCCTCAAGCTCGTCGGGGCCTGTTCTGAAGGCAACCTAGCCTCCCGCGCGATTCGTTATCTCTTCGCCGATGAGGTCGACAAGTGGCCCGACGATTCCTCCCTCGAAGCCCCCGCCCTCGAGCTCGCCATCGCTCGGACAAATTTCTACCGCAAGATCGCCAAGGTCTGCCTCACCTCCACGCCCACCGTCGAGTCCGCCGCGATCTGGCAGAACTTCCTCGCCGGTAGTCAGCACCGCTATCACATCACATGTCCCGATTGCGGCACCGCCCAGCCCCTCCGCTTCGAGCAGCTCAAGTGGCCCGAGCACCACCGCGATCTAGCCGGTGCTTGGGATCTCGAAGGAGTCGCCGACGAGACCACCTACGCCTGCGAGGCCTGCGAATCTCACTGGCCCCAGTCCATGCAGAGCGATCTCATCCGCGCAGGCGAGTGGATCGCAGGGAATCCCAAGGCCCCCACCGATCACATCTCCGCGCACATCTCCGCCCTCTATTCCCCACAGATGTCTTGGGGCGATTTAGCCAGGACATTCCTGCAAAAAAAAGACAGCCCCGGCGGCCTCCACGATTTTCACAACAACTTCCTCGGCATCCCGTGGGAGAACCGCGCCGCCACCGTCAAAGAGTCCTCCATCCTCGCCCTCCGGTCCACCGACTACCGCATCCGCGAGTTACCTATCGAGCCCGTCATCGTCACCCTTTGTGCCGACCCCGGCGAGCGCCAGACTCACTGGACCGTCGAGGCCCGCATCGCCACCGGCGAGAGTTGGGTCATCGACTACGGCACCGTCCTCGCCATCGAGGATCTCATCTCCCCCGACTTCCTCGCGCAGCGCTCCTACACCTTCGGCGAAAAAACATTCACCCCCCGCTTCGGCCTCATTGATTCCGGTTGGTCCGCCGAGCGCGTCTATTCCGTTTGCGCCAAGAGTGGCGGCCTATACATCCCCTCCAAAGGCTCGTCCGCCGCATTCGGCACATGGAATCAATCCTCCATTAATGGCTACCCCGGCCTCCGCCTCGTCACCTACGTTGACCATACCGCCAAGATCGAGCTCTACCTCGAGCGCATTAATAAAAAAATGCCGCCTCCCTTCCATCTTCCCTCCGACGCAGGCAACGACTTCATCGTCGGACACTCAGGCCAGCAACTCCTCCAGAATAAACACTCCCGCCTCGCCCCATTTTATTGGAAGAAAGTCGCCGAAGATCACTACGGCGACTGCACCAAGCTCCACGGCGTCGCCTGGTGGGTCATCAAATAATCAAGCCGCCATCGACTTGTATTGGATCGCCAGCTCCCGCGCCACATCTTGGTTGTGCCGGGAGACCATTCCCCACACTCGGAAAAAATCCACCAACCATCCGATGATAAGAAATCCTCCCGTGAACCAGAAGGCAAACTGGAATCCCACCCGCCCCAGATACAAATAATGCCACCCCAAAAACAACCAGGCCAAGTATCCCACGATCACCGATTTTTTACGCCGATAGTAATCCTTCAAAAAAGCATCTTGGAAATCTTTGGGACAATTATCGAGACTCAGTAAGATCGCATTTGAAAGGGCCATACCCTTTAGACTTACACCCCCATCGCCTTGCCGCCAGCAAAAAGGCCTTTTCCTCCGCGCCCTCCGCGCCTCCGCGTGAGTCCTCCCCCTCCCTTTGACACACCCACCCCAACGTGAACGACAACTCCATCGCCCGCGTGGCCTACAAAGCCCTGCTCAAAGCCCAGGGAAAAACCAAAGCCGAGTTGCTCGCCATGGCATCCGCCCTCGAGAGCGGCATCGAGGAGACCATCATCACCAACCTCAACACCGACGGCACCGGCACCTCCGCCCAGCTTTCCGCCCTCACCAAGACCGACCGCCTCTCCGCCATCATGGAGGTTTACACCGAAGGCAACGGCATCCGCTCCCTCTCCTCCGTCATCGATCGCTCCCTTTACGAGACCCCGCTTTGATCCCCGCTTTGACACGCCCGCCTCGGCGTGTCCGCAATCAAACCGAATTCAAATAAATCAAACCGAGGCGGTCCCCGTCCCGGAGCCGGTCGCAAACCCAAAGCCGCCGCCTTCGAGGCCGCCGAGTTCTCCCGCAATCGCGGCCTCATCGTTTTAAACACCCTCGAGCCCAAGCGCGAAGCCACCCCCGCCACCCGCCTCGAGTTGCTTAAAAAATCCCGCTGGCTTTACAATAACGTCGGCATCGCCTCCTACCTCATCGAGCATCTCGCCCAGCGCGCCGTCGGCACCGGCATCGTCCCGCAGGCCCGCACATCCGATCCCGAGTGGAACCGCCGAGCCGAGCGCCTCTTCGAGGACCGCGCCTGCGCCGAGACATGGGCATTCGACGCCTCCGCCCAGGTGAATTTCTACGGCGCGCAGTCTCTCATCCTTCGGCAAGTCGCCGTCGACGGCGACTTCTTCGCCCAGTTCATCCGCACCGAAGCAGGCGGCACCCGCGTCCGCTTCATCGGCGGCGAAGCCATAGGCAGCACCGCCGACTCCTCCGACCGCGCCTACGACGGCGTCCTGCTCGATAAGTTCGGCGCGCCCACCAGCTACCGCGTCATCACCGACCGCGCCAATGGGAAATACCAAGACGTCCCCGCCGCCGACATGCTGCACTTTCGCCACGTCCGCCGCAGCGGCTACCCACGCGGCATCTCCTGGCTGCACAACGCCATCATCAATTGCCACGACCTCGCCGAGTATATGGCCTACGAGAAAGGATCCGCCAAAGCCGGAGCCCAAGTCGCCTTCGCCATCACCTCCGACGAAGCCGTCCGCCTCGGCGGCGGCCTGTCGAATCTTCAGACCGCCGACAACCAGGAGATCTCCGCCGAGACCTTGTACAACGGCACCATCATTCCCAAGCTCAAGCCCGGCGAATCCATCCAATCCTTCAAGAACGAACACCCCGGCACCGCCTTCGAGCCATTCATCCGCACCATCATGGGCGAGATCGCCCGAGGCATCGGCCTTCCCCCCGAGGCACTCATGGTCTTCGTCGGCACCGCAGGCACCGAGTTCCGAGGCCTCCTCGAAGTCGCGCAGAACTTCCTCGAGCGTCTCCAGCAAATGCTCGTCGATCAATTTTGCCGCCCCTTCTGGAAATACTGGCTCTGGCATGAGATCCAATCCGGCAACTTGCCCTACCCCGGCGACGACTGGTGGAGGCACGAATGGGTCACCCCAAAGAAAATCACCGTCGACAACGGCCGCGACGGCCGCCTCTACGCCCAGCTCCTCGACTCCGGCTACATGAGCTGGGAGCGCTACTGCAACATCCACGGCCTCGACGCCCAAGCCGAGGAAGACGACATCCTGAATACCTACATCCGCCGCCAGCAAAAATGCGCCGCCCTCGGCCTCAACCCCTCCGACGTCTTCCCAAGCCATGCCTCTTCCATTCTCGGCAACCCCATCCCCTGAGCACATCACCTTCATCAACGCGCTGCGCACCAAGTGGCAGCGCCCCTTGATGGCCCCACTCCCACAAAAAGAAAATGATAAAGAACCACCAAGAATTTTTCAGCTCAACCTTGCCGACCATCTCCGCAGCCGACGAGAAGCTCGACGCTGAGAGCAAGCCCATCCGCGCCCTCCTCTGTGCGCTCATCGACCGCGCCGTCGAGGATCTCCGCGTCACCGCCACCTACCGCAGCAAGCAAATGAACGATGCCGTCGCATTTGATAAGTCCACCGCCCGCACCTTCCTCGACTCCCGCATCTACCGAGGCATCTGCCGCCGCCTCTATCTCCCCAGTGCCCGCATCCGCAACGCCGCCCTTTTTGACAACCAAACAGAATCACATGCGTAACTGGTATGCCCTCACTCCGAAGCCCTCTGTCAGCGAAACCGAAATCTCCATTTTCGACGAGATCGGTATGTATGGCATCAGCGCCAAGCAATTCATCACCGACCTCAAGGCCATCCCCGCCACCGACCGCATCGTCCTCAAGATCCACTCCCCAGGCGGAGAAGTCTTCGACGGCAACGCCATCTTCAACGCCCTGCAGCGTCGCGGCAACGTAGAGGTCCAGATCGAAGGCCTCGCCGCCAGCATGGCCACCGTCATCTCCCTCGCCGGTATGCCAGTCAAGATGGCCGCCAATGGATTTTACATGATTCACAATCCCTGGGGCGTTGCCATGGGAGACGCCGCCGAGCTCCGCGACCAAGCCGAGTTGCTCGACAAGATCCGGTCCAACATGGTCGGAGCCTATGCCCTCAAGTCCGGCCAAGCCCCCGAGCAGATCCAAGAGTGGATGGATTCCGAGACATGGTTCACCGCCGCCGAAGCCCTCTCCGCCGGATTCATCGACGAGATCACCGACACCCTCTCCCTCGCCGCCTCCTCCAATAAATTCGCCAGAATGGCGAAATTCAAAAACGCCCCCGCCAATTTGACAGCCCAGCCCCATCGTATGGAAATTGAAATCACACCCGAGCCCGAGATCGTCGAAGAAGTCATCGCCGATAGCATCGTCAGCGACTCCGTTCCCGCCGAAGAGATCGAGCACATCGAAGAGATCGCGCCCGCCGACCAAGTCGAAGTCGCACCAGATGCAACACCCCAGCCCATTGTCAGCCCCGTATCCCTCGCCGCCGCCGATTCGATCTTGGCAAAATACAACGCCATCTTAGCAGAGCGCGACTCCGCCATCCTCGCCCTCCAAGCCTACTCCGCCAAAGTGGAGACCCTCCGCGACGAGCTCAACGAAGAGCGCGAATCCTTCGCCCGCCTCGAGCGCAGCCTCGGCCTCTCCGCCGCCCGCGTCGTTCCCATCATTTCCAATGCCGCACCGGAAGCCCTCGACCCCGTCGCCGAGTATCTCGCCGCCGTAGAGTCCGGCGACCGCAAAGCCGCATCCGCCCTTTTTGAGAAGCACAAAGCTCTCATCTGGCAAGCCCGCCAAAAGATTTCCAAGGCATAAGCCGAGGAGAACCCAACCAACAACCCAAACACAACCACACCACCTATTATGGCTAACACATTCGACAGCGCTCTGGTTGCGGACTCCATCGCCGCACAGACAAAAACCATCCTCAGTAAGCGCCTCACAGCGTTGAACCTGTTCGCGTCCGACTTCTCGTCCGACGTTAAGAAACCCAAAGACACCGTCCACGTTCCTATCGCATCCGCGACAGCGAGCACAGAGGTCAACCCATCTGTTTTCAACAGCATCGGCGGCACGACCGTCGGCAAAGCCTCGGTCGTTCTCGATCACATCTACCAGCCCTTCGGTTTGGCATACAGCGACCTCCAAAGCGCGCACCGCTTGGACCGCCTCATCCAAATCAACTTGGACGC